GGTCAAGATGCGTGTCTGAGCATCATTGAGCAAGGAGACCAACTGCTCTCGGTAGGTCTCGTTGACGGGATCGTAGTCGAGGAGGTTCCCGCAAAAATCGATAAGGTCAGCGAGGTTCACAGAAACCCCCTCTAAAAGAGTGCCCCGAACGCACCGGACAGCGGTAACTGGAAACGCTGAACGGTACGCCGGGGCGGAACGGGATCAATCAGAACTGCTTGAAGACCCAAACGTCGCAGGTGTCGCCGGGGTTGGCAGCAGCCTCAAGGCTCACGCCACAAGCGGGAGCGAGGTCACCAGCAGCAATCGCGACAGCACGGCCAGCGGAGGTGTTGTCCACCACCAGAGCGATGCCAGCGGCGTTGACGGCGGCAGCGACGTTGGCTCCCTCCGCGTAGCCGGCGACGACGACGTTGACCTGCTCACCAGCACCGACGGTGGCGAGAGCCACGCCGCAGATGAGCGGGTTGCCGTTCGCGAAGGCGGCGGTGCCCTGAATGACCGTCAGGACGCGATCTGCGTCAGCGGCGGCGGTGTCGAACTGCACCCAGTCACCAGCGGTGATGGCACCGCCAGCGATGAAGGTCTCGACCTGACGACGGTTGATGACATCGCCAGCAGCCCCCGTGGGGGTGGTGATGCCGTCACCGAGGAACTGAATGAGAGTAGAGGTAGCCATTGTATCAAGCCTCCGCGTTGAGAAGGACGCCATGAGAGGCGAGGTGACCCGTGACCAACTGCATCCGGTTGAACACCATCGCAGCCTCAGAAGCCGTCCCCGGCACCGGAAGCATCTCACTCACGTTGAAGAAGCCATCGGTGTCAGCGTAAAGCTGGAACTGGTCAGAGGACAGTGCGTAGGCGGAAACCGGCGTTCCAGCAGCATTATTGAAGCCCAGCTGCGGCTCGATGTAAATGCGGGCACCGCGCCATTCGCCAACCATGTCGGCGTCGAGGGACTTCTGGTCACCACGGCTGACGTAGCGCACAGCGGACTGCTGCAAAGCCATGAAAGCACTATAGCAAGACGGCGACATGAGCAGGATGTCGGGGAACGCGCCGCTGGGGTTGAAGATCTGGCACTGGATCATCAACTCATCGAGGTGACTGAGAGCCAGCGTACCGGAGGAGTTGAAGACCTGATTCTGCCAGTTCTGAGCAGCGAAGGTGCCCTTGCTCAGACCGCCGACGGTGTTGGTGGCTTGCAACCCGAAAGCCGCGCTCTGGAACCAACCAGTGGTGTCAACAGCGGAGGCAGCGGTGCCCATGCCGTTCAGGGTCTCCAGCGATCCGAGGACAGAACTGTCACCACGGATAATCTGCTTGGAGACTTCCTTTTTGAGGCTGAGCATGACGTTCTTCATCTTGCTCTCAAGAATCGACACCACGGCAAGGTCACCCTTGTTCGCAGCCTTCTCGACAGCGTTGATGATGATGGGCTGAGTGAAGTTCGCCCAGTCGAAGGTCGCGGTGTGGAACGGGTCGCGGACGGCCATGTTGACCGCTTCCCAGCCCGTGGAAAGCTCGGTGATGGAGGTGGTCTCACCGAAGATCACGGGCTGGTCGATGCGCTGACCACCCGCCACCTTGACGAGGTTGCCATGCTCCTCGATGGAGCGAATCAGGGGGTGAGCCAGATAGGAGTTATCGACCAGCTTGTCGCGGAGAAGCTGTAGAGTGGTCGAAATAATCGACTGCGTAGGCATGATGCGCTACTCCTTCTCAAAGGAAGTTACGGTTGAACGCTGGTTTCTTGGCGTGTTCCGTATGGAGTGCCGTCATGCGCCGGAGCCTTACGGGTATCCGGCATTGTAGACTTCTTACTACAAGATGCTACCACAGTCAAGACTTCTGGTTCATCTGCTCCGCGAGCCTCAGAATGTCAGCAGCACTCATCCGGCGAAGGTCGCTCTGGCTCGGCTTGCCCTGCCGTCCACCACGAACACCGACAGCGACACCCTTGAGGGCTGCTTCGCGCTCTGCTCGCTTTCGGGCTGCGCGGGTGTTCTGCTCCTGAACAGCCTGCTGCTGCTTCCGGCGACCTTTGGCGGCGTAGTACGCAGTCTCAAGATCAAGGGACGGGTTGTCTTCCAGCATGGACTGAACGGCGTTGCGGAGAGGCTGGTCGTCCTTGAAGTCAGGATGCTCGACCAAGAAGGACTTGTAGGCGTCCTCTGCCTTCATCACGTTGTATTCCTGCTCCATCGGGTCAAGGACTTCACGGAGCCGGCGAGCCACTTCAGCCTCGATACGGGCGGCGATGCTCTGCTCGTTGAAGGGATCATACTCAGGCAACTCGTCCGGCGCGTTGATGTTCTTGCTGCCCCGGATGAGGGCTTCCCGCTCTCGGACAAGCTCCTTGCGCTGCTCGGCAAGCTCCTGAGTCTTGCGGGTGTAGTCCCCTTGCATGTTTTTCATCAGCCTGCGGATATCCGGGGGCACCCGGTCGAGGGCTTCCGTCCATGAGAGAGACTGCGGCTCAGACCCCTCCTCCTCGTATTCTACAGTCTCAGAGGTGTCGTCACCCTCCGAGGCTGCTTCGACAGGCTCAGGGGCGGTCTGAGAAGGCTCAGGGGTCGTGATGGTGTTGACTTCAGCAAGCACTTGCTCAGCAACAGACTGATGATTTTCCATGAGTGTCTCCAGTTTTAGACTCTAAAGATGAAACGGGTTCTTCTCCAGCGAGCGAAACCCGGTGCGATGGGAAACTGACGAAGCGGTTGTCCGGGCAGGGTGACCTGCTCCATGATTTGAGGCTTCTTAATACGATTAAGAATAAATGTTCTCCACCCCGGCAGTCTCCCCGACCCGGTGGTTGAACCGGGCAAGGTGTACATCAGCAGGTATGTCCGTCCGTCCCGCTTGAAGATGCCGTGGGGGTTGCCCACCCGCCGACCTGTCCGGCGCGGCTCATCTTCGTTGCTGTACTGAAACTGAACCTGCTGACGAAACTCGATGGCGTCCTGCAAGATCCCCAACCGGCCTGTGCGCCGGAAGGGGTTTTGCCGTTCTTCTGGTTGGTAGCCGACCCGCGATTGCCGTATGACTTCCGCCCGAAGCGCAATCGGGCTGCGCTTCAGTTGGTTGACGACGACGCTGCGGATCGCCCTGACCCGCATCAGCGCATACGCTCCATGAAGAAGTCGTCAGACTCATCCATGTCACCACGCTTGACCTCGATCTCAACGTCCATGTCCTGCGGCTCGTCGCCTCCCATCAGGAAGTCCTTGAAGCCCTTGTCGGACACAAGGTTCTTCAGATGCGCGGTGATAGCCGTCAACTCCTTGTCGCCCTTGATGTCCTTCAGATCGACGGGCAGCGGGGAACCATAGTCCTTCGCGGCTTGGTCAATCATAAACAAGAACCGGGCGACATCGGGGTCAAGCCGGCTGGTCGGCTCGTTGTATGACTCGACCTCGACCTCGATGCCCATCAGTTTGCTGATGGCGGCGATGGCAGACGCGAGAGCGTCCAGCACTTTGACGTTGTAGGGGCTTTCTGCGGCGGGGATGATCTCGTCAACCTGCTCGTCAACGAGAGCATCGCGTTCATCTGCGACCTCCATCAACTCATCAGGCGTATCACCCATCATCTTGGGACGGATTGGCATGTCTATACCTCTGGTGGGAGGGCTTGTGGGGGAAGGGGAGCCGCCTGAGCCTCCACAGGCTGTTCAGCAAGCCCTGTAGGGATTGGCTCCTGAGCAGGCGGCGGGGGTGGAGGTGCCGTGAAGCTCTCAGGCAACTGGAAGGTGCGGACGACTTCTTCCAAGATGTTCTTGGGATCAGCGCCAAGCTGAATCAACAGCGGAGCCAAGTCCGTGATGGCTGCTCGCTTTGCGAGATCATTCATCGGAGTCGTCGCGGGATCAACGGCGTAGTAGCCGAAGTCCCCGGTCAGGTCTTGCGCGGACAGGATGGTCGGGCCGATGGGGTTGGCGAGAGAAAGCGGCTCTCCATCATCCCCAAGAACGACGGACAGCATGATGTTGTACGTCTTGGCGAGCATCGCGATGGCTTCGTCACGGGTGCGAGCCATGCGACCCAACTCGTTGGAAGTGTAGGAAGCAAGGAGGTTTTGCTCAGTTGCGGTGGATTTTGTTACCTCTCCTCTGGTGAAAGGGGCTAACAATCCCGCTTCGTTTATGTCCTGACTGACCGTGTTCGCGTATGCCGCGATGTCGGGAGGGATGGGGGTGTTCGGGACAGGGATGATGTTCCCCTCCAGAGGAAGCCCCGGTTGAACGTCTACTTCTATGAACTCCCCGTCCAAGCCTTGCGAGACCTTCGCGGCTCCGTCCTGAGACATGAAGCCGGCTCGGACAAGCCACTGACGCGCCATGCGCCGGACACCCTGAGCTTGGTATGTCCTCATCACATTCATTTCCCTGAACTGGTCAGAAGACCGCTCTACCAAAGAGTAGCCGCGAAGCGGGATATCAGGGTCACGGCTGAAGTACAGGGGGATGATGGGCACGACCGGGCGTCCCGATGCCGTCTTGAAGGGGATGCCTGTGGTCTCATGGACGACCTCAGTCTCCACGGTGGAGGAGTCAGTGTCAGCCGCGACTTCTTCATCAAGGGCACCGACCTGAACCTTGACTCCGGTGAACAAGAACTTGTCCCCGTCCTTGTAGTCCGGCGACCAGATCAGGAGCTTGTCGCTTTCAAGGTCGTACATTTCAACGATGCGTACAAACTCTCCATACTTGCTGTCAGTGTCAGGAGCGAGGCCGACGCTGGTGTCGTTGCCCCCTCCATAGCCACGCCCTCCTCCGATATGCGCGGCTTCAATCCACTTGACGTATGGCCGGCTCCGGTACTGGTCTCTGCGCTTCCCGTACCGCTTCTGGGCTTCCGGCAGGGGCATGAGGTAGGTGTGTCCGACATACCGCTGGCTCTCCCAAGATCCACAGGTGTCGTCAACGATGACCTCCCACGGTGCAATCGATTGCACGGTGACCCGCTTCATGGGATCAACCGACTCCACGCAGGACATCTTGATGAAGCCGCAGGGGTAGATGAGAGCGATCCGAGTCGCGTCCTCAATCTGGTTTCTGATGGTGCGGAGAAACTGGTTCGCCGTGGCTTCAGCGACTTCAGGGTTGCCTCGTCCCCGGAGGTCGGGCTGAACCAGAACGCTGGGATCTTTGGCGTACAGGGAGCCGAGGTACGACTCAACGACCTGATATGCCTTCGGAACCTCGGTGCGCAGGATGCCGTCAAGGTAGGGCGTGTCCTTCTGCCAGAATCGGGTCAGGTAGAGCGACCGGCACTCTCGGAGGCGATCCCGTCGATGGCTCCAGTATTCGTCATGGGATGCGACGATATCTGCTACGTCAGATGGTTTGAGCATGATTTACGTCCTAAAAAGGAAGGGAATGTGACCTGATTCTTCTTGCCCTCGCAGCATCAATCAAGTCGTCTATCCGGGTGCGCACTTCTGCGCCCATCGATGCTGTTCTTGCGACCGAAGGTACGTCACGAAGGCACCGATAAGCAAGAGCTAAGGCAACCGCGCAGTCGTCATGCGCTCCTTTGGGAGCCTCCGGTGCCACCTTCCCCGGCATGATGGTCAGTGACCGCAACTCCATGTGGGTCGCCCTGTCCATGATGCGGACAAGTTGTAGGGCTTCCCTGAGCGTCGAGAAGGCATCCAGTTTGGACTGGAGGGTCGTGACCCACGGCTTCCCCTTCACGGAGAGCCACTGGTTCCTGTAGCCGCAGTTGTTGACTTCAAGCAGGAAGGCATGACCATGACCGTTGCTCTCGGCCAAGATCATCGCATTGTTGTACCGGGAGGCCACCTGAATGGCGCGGTGCGCCCACTGTTGCGGGGTGACGGTGTTCGACCGCTCAACGTAGACCGGCTGATGTGTCCCCACTGAGACCACGCTGATGACGCTGTAGTCCCCTCCGACACCTCCACCGAGGTCAACCCCCATGACATACCTGTCCTGCGGGTGAGGAGCCTCATGCTCGACGTAGGGCTTGTTCTGGAAGTCGTTGATGGCGACATCGCTCAGCAACTCATCCCCGAAGTAGCCTCCAGCCCGTTGCGTGAAGCAATCGTCCAGACAGCCGGGATACTCCCTTCTGAACTTTGACTCCCCGATGCTGAGAGACTTCTTCCTGCGCCAGTGCAACTGATTGCGCGTCAGCCCGTACCTCTGCTGAAGCTGAATCTCTCCGTGGGTCGGGTTGAAGTCCTGTGGGATCTCAGAGTCAGGTGACGTGTACGCCGGATGCTCCCACCACCACATCGTGATTAAGAACCAGCCGTTGTGGGGCGCGTCCCGAACCAACTTGCTGAAGTAATCCGCAGGGTTATCCGCAGTCGATTCAACGATGAGCAGTCCCTCTCCCACGGCAGCATCGGCCTGAGCGATTGTTTCCTCAAGGTCGGGACTGAAAGCCCCTTCGCTAATGAGTGCTGCTGCTGGGGTGAACGACCTCAGACCTGTCTTTGACCTGCTGGTGAAGGACTGGAGCGATGCCCCGGTGTCCGCGTACACAAGGCGGTTGCGCGCTTTGGTCTTGATGGGTCTGCGGAGCAGGGCAGGGACATCATCAAGCCATCGCCGGGGGTCGTCCAGCAGAGCCGTCGCGGAGTCGTCCCTCATGGACACGATGGCTCTCATGGCTTCGTTCTGGTCAGCGTAGGTCTGATGGTGCAAGACCATCTTGGCTCCAGTGGTCGCCGCGACCTGTCGGGCTTTACAGACCAGAATCCTATTATGACCGG